AATGTAGACAAGGGCATCCCGCAGCACAGCTTCATAGATTCGGCATATAGACATATGACTGAATACCTTTTGAACAAAACCGATGAAGATCATCTGCGCGCCGCATGCTGGAATCTGCTGTGGGCCCTGGATCAGGAAGAAACACATCCCGAAATGATAGATCTGCCTAACCGAGAGGAGCATAGTGATGAGAACACATCGATGTGAGGGAGTGCTGAGAGAACAGACACCAATAAGATATGAAAAACTTCCTTTTGACGAGTATAAATCGTGGGGCTTATACATGTTAGATATGGAAATCACACTGGATCCCGTCCTTAGACATGTAGCGCCGATAAGATACTGTCCGTATTGTGGCAAAGAACTAAAACAGGAGGAAGAATGATGACTAATATAGAATGGCTTGAAATTAAAATGTTGGATTACTCTAGGCTAAGCAGTCAACCTATAGAATTTATAGCTTGGATGAGAGATGTAGAGGAAAAATGGTGCGAAGCAGAACACAAGGAACTCTTATTACATCATGCTGAAACAAATGATCTGCTTGTCAAAGGGCTGCTTGAAGCAGTAACGAGAGAAATGCTCAGAGCAAATGAAGCAGAGGCAAAACTGAAGTTAATCGAACAGATTTTAAGAAAGTAGGTTAAACATGGACGATGATGCAAAAACAAGAGGAGACATTGGATTTATAGGCCTCCTAACAATAGTCTTTATAACATTAAAACTTATAGGAAAAATAAGTTGGTCGTGGATATGGGTGCTTTGCCCAATCTGGCTATATGCACTTTGGCTAATGATTCTGACGATAGTGATTGTTATCGCTGATAGAAAAATAAGCAGATGGTAAACGGAGAGTGAAAGTAATGGTTGCAGTTAAGTTTTTAAAAGGGTTAAGTAGAATGTGTAAAAGCATGGGTGATAATTGCTGTATTTGCAATATGTTTATAGATAATAAAGGCGGTAGAATATGTGCAATTAAGGATTTAGAAGGCATAGATGAACATAGGGCAGATATGATTGCATCAACGGTAGAGCAATGGAGCATCAAACACCCAGAAAAGACAAGGGCAGATGTGTTTAAGGAAATGTTCCCGAATGCAACAGGTGTTGAAGCTACGTGCCCAAGTTTCGTCGATGGCGGAGAATGCAAGGATTATACCGATGAGGGTTACTGCACTGATGCTTGCTCTAAAAACTATTGGACCTCGCCTGCACCAGACGGCTTCGGCAAAGGTAAATAGACTAAGCAATAGACTAAAATCAAGTTAAAAAGTTGAGCAAAATCAACGGATTGAGCCGATGTAATAGACTAAATAAAAGACTAAAGCAAGTTAAACTAGTCTATTTAGTCTATTGCAACGCACGTAACGCACGCCGTGCGCTGGAAATGGAAATCTAACGCACGGATGAGTTGTTGCATTTTATGCAACAAGTGAAGGAGATGAGAACAAATGAGCGACCAAGTAGAAGAGCAGGACACGACTGGAAAGTGCCCAATTATAAGACTTGGCTATGCAGAAAAATATGATCTGAGCGAGAATTTTGTCAAGGGATGGTGCAGCCTCGGCTGCTGCCCGGATTGCGCAAAAATGATGAGAGAATATGTTGAAAGAAAAACCAAAAGAGAAGCCAAAAGAAAGAAAAAAGAGGAGACAAATGACTAATGAAAAAGCAATAGAAATATTAACCGATTTAAGATATTTTGATGACGATTGTGACACTGATGTTGAAGCGATTGAAATTGCGATAGAAGCACTTGAAAAGCAGATACCAGAAAGACTAAAAAGAGAAAAAATTTTACATACACACTTGTGTCCGGAATGCGGTTTGCCTGCAGTAGCATGGCTTAATTATTGCCCTAAGTGCGGACAAAAGATAGATTGGAGTGAAGAAGAATGACTGTTATAACATCAATCGCCTACATCACTGTGCTGATTATCGTGTTTCTGGTAGATATTTACGAGTTGTTCAAGCTGGAGAAGCGAATTCGGGCAGTAGAGGAAATGGTCAACGCACTGAGCGAACTGATGAGAGACGAAGCGGAAATTTACAAATCGAATTTACAAATCATCCCAAAATCAGTAGCGGAAATGATATTTGATAATATTAGCGGTGAACTGAAAGGCGGTGCGGAATGATTGAGCAAATTATAAATCCAAATGAAATAGTGCAAACACAAATGTCGGTAGAAGTCGACGGCATAAGAGTCGATTATTGTGACGAACCATATAATTTTACATATCACTTTTACACTTCACATGAAACACTTGAGAATTCAAGGGATGCAGTCGATAAGGTCGTAGAGGCTTTAATGTATCAAAGTTATGATCACGGCAGCGAATGGAGAATCGTTGGAACAAAAGAGAATTTTGCAAAATTTGAGAGATACGAACAATACGAAAAGATAGTGAGATTTAGAATCAAAGATAGTTATTAGGAAGGCGCAGAAATGAAAATGATTATATTGATTGCAATCCTGTCAGCAGGATGCGGAGGGCTGGCTTCCCTGGCAACGTATGAGATCGCATATAAAAATATTACGAATAAATATCTTTATCTATTAAAGGAATATCAGGACATCTGTAATGCAGTAATAAATGCATTGATAGATGTAGGTGGAGGAACTGATAATGATGTGGAAACTGAAGAACATAACTGAAGCGCCAGCTGAAGAGGCGACGGAAGACATAAAGCCTGATTCCGGCAAAGAGCTGATCACGGTCCTGGTACCGGACATTAAGCAGTATCTGGTCGATGAATATGACGCAGCAAGAAAAAGAGAACTGCATATTACTGCATTGGAAGAAAAATTAGAAACAACGAAAGAGCTGGAGATGAAGTACAAAGCAACACTAGTCACTTTGGAGGAATACAAAAATCGTCTGGCCGATAAAGATAAACAGATAGAAGGAATCAAAAGAAAAAAAGAATTGATGGCAGACAGATTAAAGTCAACATCAGATGAGCTTAACTCGGAGAAGCTGCTTAATATCAAGATAGGAAGAACTGCAGATGAGATCACTGCAAACATCGATGGCAAACTTAGAAAAGCAATCATTGATGAGATCTCACATACCAAAGGTAATATCAGTAAAGATCAGGTCATAGGCATAGTTAAAAATTCCAGATATGATATCACGAAATAGTTACATATATATAAGAAGGAAACCCGGCACGATGTGCCGGGCATACCTATAGGAATCAGCCGAGGGCACGTAGGGAGTGAAAGTCTCCCTTCACGGCTTGCTTAGAGTATTAAAGATAGGACAAAACGATGAGAGTTATAAGAGAAGTATGTGTGTCAGGGAAAGTCATAGACGTCACTGTCAAAGTGCCAAGTGGTCATCACTCTGATCAGCGCGCTCCACGTAGAGAAATCACTCCTGAAAAAGTACAAAAGAATAACGAGAAGCTTGCTGCCAAGAAATTGACACGTATCATCAACGCTAACTTTGATCGTAACTCCAGCCATGACATGCTCACTTATGCTGGCAAGACAACTCCAAGTCCTGAAGAGGCAGTAAAGTTATTTGATAAGTTTATTAGAAAACTCAGAAGAGAAATGCAGAAGCATGGCTTGGAACTTAAATGGGTTATGTCTACTGAATACGCAACCAAAAGAATCCATCATCACTTTATAACGAATGCACCAACAGAAATGGTTGAAGACCTATGGCAGTATGGCGAAGTGATACGCAGTCCGTTTCTAAAAGACCCAAACAGATATAAGCTCGGAGAATACATAATCAAAGAAACGAGCAGTACATTCAGGCTGAAAGACTGTCCGTTCAGCTGCAGATATCGTCACAGCAGAAATCTTGTAATGCCAAAGCCGCAGATTGAAGAGGTCGATGCGCGTCAGCTGTCTGATGATCCAGTAGCCTGGAAGGGATACTACATCGATCCCAACACAGTCAGGCGCTATGAGCATCCGATCACAGGACTTGAGCATCTGGAATACATGATGATCAGCCTGGACGAAAAACCAAGATTGAAGAAATATTATAAAGGCAAAACCAAGAGACGCGAGGATAACTACCAGCGCTATATCAATCACATAGAAGAACAGCTAAGCCTACTTAAGTAGGTCTGTTTGGCATAGGAGGATAACATGGATAAGACAGAGCTCAGCCGTTACTACTGGCTGAAGCATGAAATAAAAAGCCAGAAGCGCAGACTGGATATCATACAGCGCAGAATGGCGAGAGAAGATAAGACTGTCGGTGATACTGTAAAAGATTATCGTAGCGGAAAAGGAATCCCGGTTCTGATACAGGGCATACCAGAAGACGACTTCACAGATCCGGTGCTTGAAAAAGTATTAAGCAACGAACTGGCAGCAAACATCAGACAGCTTGATGAGGAAGCAGTTAAGGTCGAGCAGTTCATCCAGTCCGTAGATGATCCGCAGATGAGGGAACTGCTGCGCAGCAGATTTATCGACTGCAAGCGCTGGTTCGAGGTCGGCAATGACAATCATCTGAGCCAGGACCATGCAAGAAAAAAGATAAGAGAGTTTTTCAAAGAGCAGGAAAAAAATAATAAAGTCGACCACTCTTGACCGCTTTCACGGTGGTAATATGGGAATGTAAAAAGAGCGAAGGAGATAGGGCATATCACTTCGGTGATCAGGATCCACATGCGAGAGCATACGCAGAGATGCGTTCCAGGTCGCTAGCGCAGCGCAGGCTGCGCCTTTTTATTTGTCTTTATTACGGAGGGTAACGATGAAGGACTGGGCTGAAAGCTTTTATTACAGCAAGGCATGGCAGAGAACAAGACAGGCCGTGCTGATCAACAGTCACTATCAATGCAGTAGATGCGGCGGTCTCGCTACGATGGTCCATCACAAAATATATTTAACACCAGGCAACATCATGGATCCTGAGATTACATTAGGGCTTGATAACCTGGAGCCGCTGTGCGACACATGTCATCAGCATGAGCATCATGTTGGTGCAGCGACCATGACCGGATTAAAATTTTCTGCTAGCGGTGACCTCATCGAAAAATAAAAAAATATTTTATACTCCCCCCCTAAATTTTAGACGCGACACTGAGAAAACAACCGAACAGCATTTGTCCGAATAACACACAAGGTGCGCGCACGAGAGGGGGTGTGGTCAATGCCGGAAGATTTAGAGCAAAAAAAGCCGGACAATAAGAAGTTAGAAAAAGAAAAAAGAATCAAGAAGGAATTGGCCAAACTTAAAAAAAACTGGCAGAAAAAAGGAGTGCCTTTGGACGAAAACACTAAAAAAATTCTTGATTTCGCCAGTCCGCTTCTGCAGAATTTGGCATTTATGACGGTAACTCTTGAAGATCTCAAAGAAGAAATCAATACTACAGGATGCACGGTTGAATACAAGAACGGAGAGAACCAGTTTGGCACAAAGAAGAGCCCTGCTGTAGAAACATACAACACCATGCTCAAGAATTACAGTAATGTGTATAAGCAGGTTTTTGACATGATACCTAAGCAGGAAGAATGGGAAAAAGTAAAGGATGAAGAGGACGACGGCTTTGATGATTTTGTAAATGAAAGGCTTGATCTGGAATGAGCGCACAAGCCCAGAAGAAAAAGTACGAGCTGACCTACAACCCAGTCAGAGAATATTACGAATACATCAAAAAAAGAAAAGACGTCGGACGAAAAGTCAAGAGAGTATATGAAGAGCTGGTCAGGATCCTTGACGATCCTGAGTCTCAATGGGGCTACAGTCCCAGGCGTGCGAACCATGCTCTGGAATTTATTGAAAATTATTGCCGTCAGAGCAAAGGCAAGTTTGGCGGCAAGCGGCTCGTGCTTGAGCTGTGGCAGAAAGCACTGGTAGCTGCGACATTTGGATTTATAGACAAAGAAACTGGCCTGAGGAAATTCTCTCAGGTCCTTTTGATTGTCGGAAGAAAAAACGGAAAGTCAACACTGGCTGCTGCCATCGGTTTATACATGATGGTTGCAGACGGCGAGATGGGCCCGGAAGTCTACGCGGTCGCTACTAAAAAAGACCAGGCTAAAATCATTTGGCTGGAAGCCAAGAGGATGGTGAGAAAATCACCAAGCCTGCTGAGACGCATAAAGACAAGAGTCGGAGACCTGGAAGCTGACAGCAACGACGGCACCTTCAGGCCGCTTGGATCTGACTCAGACACGCAGGACGGACTTAATGTCAGCTGCGCACTGCTCGATGAGATCCACGCTTGGAAAACCAAAGACCTCTACGATGTTGTGGTCGATGGAACTTCCAGCCGTGAAGAGCCGCTAGTATTTATAACAACAACTGCCGGCACAGTAAGAGAATCTATATATGACCTGCTTTATGGACAGGCAGAAAACATAATCAACGGCTACGAGGATCCGGAAGGCTATAGGGACGAAACATTCCTGCCGGTCATCTATGAACTTGATGAGAGAAAAGAATGGACAGATCCAAGCAAATGGGCTAAAGCCAATCCTGGACTAGGCACCATCAAGAGCCTGAAGAGGCTGCAGGAAGACGTCGAAAAAGCAAAGCATGACAGTCTGCTGGTCAAGAATCTGCTGTGCAAGCAGTTTAACATTAGAGAAACCAACATAGCGGCATGGCTCACATTTGAGGAACTCAATAATACTTCAAAATTTGACATTGAAGCGCTGAAGCCAAGATACGGAATTGGCGGAGTTGACCTGGCTGCTACGACAGACCTCACAGCTGCCAAGATGATATTTAAGGTGCTTGATGATCCTCACATATACGTACTCAGTCATTACTGGCTTCCAGAAGACCTGATCGAACAGAGAGCACGTGAGGATAAGATACCTTATGACATTTGGCGAGACCAGGGTTATCTGGCAGGCGTGCCTGAAAATAAGGTCCATCCTAAGCACATCACGGAATGGTTTAAAAAGATACGTGATGAATATGACATCTATCCTGCATTTGTAGGCTATGACAGATATGCTGCGGACTACTGGGTTGATGAAATGGCGGACGAATTTGGCAAGGAAAACATGGTGCCTGTCGCACAGGGCAAGCTCACATTGAGCGTGCCGATGTACAACCTCAAAGCGGACCTTGCGTCCAAGCTGATCGTCTACAACAATAACCCGATTGATAAGTGGTGTCTGTCAAACACATGCGTAGACATGGACCGCAACGGCAACATTCAGCCACACAAAGGCATCAGCCGTCTGAAGAGGATTGATGGTACGGCAGCACTGCTTGATGCCTATACAGTTCTGTACAATAAAGAAACAGAATATATGAGCATGATTTAAACGATAAGGAGTTCGATATGGCAAACATTTTTACTCGCATTTTCAAAGGAAACAACAGTCCTGGAAGCACTTTTAAAATGATCACGATGGATAGCAACTCACGATTTGTCTACAACGGAAAAATATATGAATCCGACATCGTAAGAAGCTGCTTAAGACCATATGTTAAAGCTTTGGGAAAGACAGTTGGAAAACACATAAGAGAAACAGTCATGCAGGACGGCACCAGGAAAATAGAAACTAATCCGGAACCGTACATAAGGTTCCTACTGGAAGAACCAAACCCATATATGACATTTCAGAAACTGGTTGAAAAAATGGCCGTATCGCTCAAGCTCAACAATGACGCTTTTGCCCTGCTGGTCAGAGATGATAACGGAATCATCAGGGAAATATATCCGCTGCCGGCAACAGGCGCAGAAGCAATCTGGTCAGACGATGGAAGTCTGGCCATTAGATTTTTTTTGCCGAATGGAACAATGCCGGTCTTCCGCTACACGGATCTGATACATCTGCGCGGAGATTTTTATGAGCATGATATATTTGGCGATCCTCTTGGCCCGGTGCTGGCACCGCTGATGGAATGCATCGGAACTGTCGATAAGGGACTTATAAGTGCCATAAAAAACTCCAGCATCATTCGATGGATATTAAAAGTATCCGGTGGAATAAGGGATGAGGACCTTAAAGAAAAGGCAAAAAAATTTGCTGAAGACTATTTGGCAATAGAAACATCTGCAGGTGTTGGAGTCGCGGCCACTGACAGCAAGGCGGAACTCACACAGGTAGATCCTAAAGACTACGTGCCAAACGCTGCGCTGGTCGACAGAAACAAGCAGAGGATCATGGAGATTTTTAATACCAACACTGATATCGTCCAAAGTAAAGATAACGAAGACGTTTGGAATGCTTATTACGAAGCCGAGATAGAACCTGATATCAAGCAGCTCTCTGATGAGTTTACAAGAAAGATATTCTCACGTCGCGAACGCGGCTGCGGAAACAGCATTGTTTTTGAAGCCTACAACTTAAGCCATGCATCGTTTAACACTAAGATGCAGCTGCAGGCAATGGTTGACAGAGGCGCGCTTACTGCCAATGAGTGGCGTGCGGTCTTTAACCTGGCACCTGTCGATGGCGGTGATCAGGTCGTAAGACGTCTTGATACAGCGGTGGTCAACCAGATTAAACTGCTGACCAATAAGATAACAGGCAAAGATCCGGAGACGGACCAGCAAATAATAGCTACTATAAATCGGCTGATTGAAGGGAGATAGAAAAATGCCAAGAAAAATCCCGCAGGAGAACCTGGTGAACCTGCTCACATTTAAGAACCAAAGCGACCAGGCGCTTGACCTTTATTTTTACGGAGACATCGTATCCAGCTGGTGGGGCGCATGGGATGACACTGATCAGTATCCTGATTCCATCAAAAACTTTTTGAATGACGCAGGCGGACGTGACATAAACGTACACATCAATTCCGACGGCGGCAGCGTGTTTGCAGGAATCGCGATATATAACATGCTGGAACACTACGACGGTAAAGTCACTGTCTATGTTGACGGTGTAGCCGCATCCATAGCCAGCGTCATCGCGATGGCAGGCGACCGCATTATAATGCGGACCGGCTCGATGCTAATGATCCATAAGCCGTCAAGTCTGATGGTCGGCGTATATAATGCTGATGACATGCTTGAGATGGCCGAGACGCTTGAAGCTATACAGAGCGCCATCATGGAGATATACGAGAAGAAAAAGAAAACAACATGCGAAGCAGACATTAATGCTTTAGTAAACAAAGAATCTTGGATGGCATTTGAAGAGGCATCCGAGATTTTTGACGTTGAGCGTGATGACGTTGAAGCCGTCGCATGTTCTAGTGACGTCATGGATAAGTTTTTTACAGGCCTTCCGCCGCAGTACGCAAATGGAAAACCTGAAAAAATAAATAATAACACTGATGAGAGCAATGAAAGATTGCTCGAACTTTTAGAAATGGAGGAAATTAAAAATGACTAGAGACGAATATATAGCTAAAAGAAAAACCCTTATGGACGCTGCAAGAAATGCAGTTGGGGATAAGGAAGCATTTGATAAGGCCAAGAAAGAAGTAGAAGACCTTGATGAACAGTACAAAAACGAAATCACCAACCAGGCTAACCTGGACGCACTGAATAACGTAGTGCCTCCCGTAAATCCGCTTGTAGACCTCGGACATGCTCCGGCTGACAAACCTAAAGAGACTGAAGATATCCACGCAACAAACGAATATAGACATGCTTTCATGGATTATGTACAGCACAACACACCGCTTCCTGATCAGTTCAAGAATGCGGCTGTAATGACTACTGGCGCAGATGCAGGAGCAGTGATCCCTACGACTATCATGTCAGAGATCATATCAGAGCTTAAGAGCAGAGGCAATGTTTATGCTAAGGTTAGAAAACTTAACGTACAGGGCGGAGTAGAGTTCCCAATTTCAACTCTTAAACCGACGGCATCATGGGTTACAGAAACTGCACCATCTGCAGATCAGAAACTTGAGGCCAAGACTTCCGTATCATTCAGCTACTACGGCCTTGAAGTCAAGGTTGCTCAGAGTCTGCTTGTGAGCGTCGTATCACTGCAGGCATTTGAGGACATGTTCACGACTGCAGCAGTAGATGCAATCCTTGCCGCACTGGAAATTGGTGTATTCAAGGGCACAGGAAGCGGCCAGATGACAGGAATCTGCGTTGATTCAAGGATACCGTCGGCTAATATCATCGAGCTTGCAGCTGCAGATCTCACATGGGCTAATCTCAAGAAGAAAGTCTTTGCTAAGATGAAAAAAGCTTACAGAAAGGGCGACTTCTGGATGGCTCAGGGCACATTTGATGCTTACATCGATGGTATGGTTGACACGACTGGTCAGCCTATCGGGCGTGTCAACTATGGCACAGATGGAGAAGAAATCTACAGATTTGGCGGTAAGACCGTTGAAACTGTCGAAGATGATGTTATCGCAAGTTTTGATGATGCTGCCACAGGCGAGGTCTTTGCAGTCTTTGCTGATCTGAACCAGTATGCGATCAACTCCAATATGGAGATGACTACTGTCAAATGGGTAGACCATGACACTAATGAAGTCAAGAATCAGATAATGCTCATCGCAGATGGCAAGATCTTGGATCCTAACGGCGTGATCATCCTCAAGAAGAAAGCAACAGCATAGTAAAGGAGAATTAAGATGACGATTAGCGATAGCTTTGTTACGGCGTGCAAAAAATACGCGAAAATCAGCGTAGATGCAGACGATGATGTTATAAAAACTATAATCGAAGCAGCTGCAGCCAGGATGGAATCAGAGACCGGGAAAACTTTCAGCGAGACTGATCCGGTCATCGCGCTTACCTGCAAGATGATTTTCTGCGACTGGTATCAGCATCGGGGAACTACAACCACAGAAGCGCTGCACGAGCTGCCGCTTACTACAGGCTGTCAGACTAACCTCAATCTGATAGCCTTGTCATCTGACTATCCGGCAAGGAGCACGACATGAATGTGGGAGAACTTGACAAGCTCATAACTATCACACAGATAGTCAAGGGCAAAGACGCAGACGGTTTCCCGGTAGACGTCAGAAAAGTCATAGCATCTGATGTTTGGGCAAGGGTTAAGACTACTCGCGGATACACTCTCATAAAAAACGGAACAGACTTTGAAAAAGCATATACCAACTTTATGATCAGGTACATCAGCGGAATTGAGACCGGCATGACAGTGACTTTTAACAGCCAGGACTACAAAATCGTTTATGCGAATAACATCAACGAGGAGAATGAATGGCTTGAGCTGCAGGCAGAGAAGGTGACGAAGAATGGCTAAGTTTAATGCAGAAATGCCGATTGATGAAATCAACAGGCTAGCGAAACTGACATCGAACGTAGAAAAGATGATGACCAGTATGACAAGAGAAGCAGCACAGCTGGTAGAGCAGAATGTCAGAGCAAACATCACTGCGAGTTTTGATGATCCTGAACCTATAGCGGCACGGATAAAAGTCACAAAGGATTACAAGACACCATCCGATGATGGCGTCAACACCAAAGTCGGAATCTACGGCTACTTTATCAACAAAGCAGGCAAACTGGTGCCGGCTCCGCTGGCAGCTGCGGGTAGGGAATACGGAACATCTAAAAACGAAACAAAAAAGCCGTTTTTCCGCAGGTCATTTAAAAAAGCTCAAATCGAGGGAAAGATGCATGAAGTAGAGAGGAGGTATCTGCCGCCAGATGATTAGTACAGAAATAGAAAAAATCTTCAAAGGATTTACAGTCGACGGATCAGAGATACCATTTGCGCTCAGAAGGTATAACGGTTCTGAAAAGACCTTTATTACTTACGAAGAAACCGTCTCACGGCCTGCATTTTCCGCTGATGATGCGTGTATCCTTGAAGAACACGAGGTCGATTTTGATATTTTCACACCTGGTAACTATAAAAATATTTTAGAAGCCGTTAAATCTCTGCTTACAGAAAACGGCTTCACTTGGATAGAAGATGGCCCGGACCTCTATGAAGAGGAAACCGGGCTTTTTCACAAAACGACAACTTTTGTCGCCGTAGATTAGGAGGATAAAATGGCAAGCATAGGATTAAAATCGTTTAAATACGGAAAATTTAAAGATGACGGCACTTATGAAGCGCCTGCTACATTAGCTGGTGCAATAGAGTGTAAATGTGACGTAGAGTTTAGAGATGGAGAGCTCTACTATGATGACATCAAGCAGGATGAGCTCAATGAGTTCAAATCTGCAAAATTAACACTTGGTATTGCAGATGACGATGATACGATCATGGCATCGCTTCTCGGCAATACTACTAAAGCACTTACAACACCGGAAACATCAACCGAAGTAACACAGAATGCAACTGATGAACCGGAATATGTCGGGTTTGGTCATGTAGTGCCTAAACGTGTCAATAAGGTCACTAAGTATAAAGTGGAGTTTTTCCCTAAAGTTAAATTCAAACCTTATGGTCTTGAAGCAAAGACTAAGGGCAGCTCACTTGAATTTACGACGCCTTCTATCGAAGGTACAGTATTTGCTCTTGATGACGGAACATGGGAAAAGCATGCAACTTTTGCTACAGAAACAGCAGCACAGACTTACCTCACCAGCTGCTTCCCGACTACAAAAGCGTAGTAATGTTTAACAAAAAATCTATCAGCCCTGGCTTAGTTAAAGTCAGGGCTCTTCTTGCATTTAAAGACCTAGCATCTGATGGCATGGTGAGGTTGCCTGATGAGACATGGGAAGTAACTGCAGACAGAGCGCAGGAGCTTATTCTGGCCGGAGTTGCCGTTAAGCTGACTGCTGAAAGTGAGGAAAATAATGCTGACGGAACTGACTTACATAAAAACTAAAGATAAAAAGGTGCCTATTTATGCATCTATAAATGTCATGGCGGAGATCCAGAAAAAATACGGGACATTAGACGCATGGATGGAGCAGCTCAGCGGTACAGATGACGAACCGGATATTACAATACTTCTGGAGTCAATGACCATGATGATCAATGAGGGCATCGAATACACCAATTATGCAGATAATAAAAACGAGCCTAGCATGGATCAGAAGCATGTCGGTTGGCTGGTAACGGAAATATCTGTTGAGAACGCAACATCAAAGGTCCTCGAAGCGATATCTAATGGATCATCAGGCGAAGCGCCAGATGAAGAGGAGAACACGGAAACAGAAGAAAAAAACCTTTAGAGCCGGTAGAAATTGATTTCTATCGGCTTCTGTACATTGGGCATGTTTTGCTTGGCTATACGGAAAAAGAAGTAGGGCTGATGACTGTATATAAACTGATGCGGCTCTATGACTTATATAAAGAGGACTATAACTTTAGGGCCCAGGGTCTTATATATAAGATCCCGGACAAGGAAAAAGCAGCAGATGAATGGCTGCCGGATTAGGAGGATAACATGAGTTTTGGTGGAACGATAAAACTCAAAGGAGAAACAGAATATAAAGCTGCATTGAAAAATGTCAACGCTGCCCTGAAGGAGTCTGCCTCAGAGCTTAAGCTGGTAGAATCCTCCTACGACAGCAATGACAGATCGATGGAAAAGTATCAAGCCAAAAGCAAAGTTTTAAATGATTCGATTGCAACACAATCTGAAAAAGTGAATCTGTTGAAAAGCAGACTTGAAGAGGCTACTGCTGCTTATGGAACTACTGATAATCGCACGATAGCACTAAAAACGTCCTATAACAAAGCGCAAACTGAACTCAATCAGTTGAACACGGAATTAAATAAAAATCAATCTGAAATGCAGCAGAGTGCAACAGCTACCACGCAGGCAGCCACTGCTACTGATAAATTTGCCGCTGAAAGCGATAAAGTCAAAAGTCCGCTGTCCGGAATCAAGGGACAGCTTAAAGGACTGGCGGCCGGAGCTGTCGCGGCATTTTCCATTAATGGCATTGTCAATTTTTCAAAAGCCAGCATTGAAGCATACAAAAATGCTGAACAGCAGCAGAAAAAATTGGATGTTATTATGACGGAAAGATTAAAGGCTACAAAAGAAGATATCCAGTCAGTCAAGGATCTTACCGCAGAACAGTCACGTAATGGAGTAGTCGGCAAGACTGCGCAGATCCAGGGCGCACAGCAGCTGGGCACATTTGTCAAACAGACATCATCGCTCAAGCAATTGATACCTGCAATGAACGATCTGGCCGTACAGCAGCACGGAGTCAACACGACAGGAAAGGACATGCAAAACATCGGAAATCTGATGGGCAAAGTCTTTACTGGACAGACAGGAGCTCTGAAGAGGGTAGGCATTTCGTTCACGGAAGCACAGGAAAAAGTCCTGAAATATGGTACAGAAACCGAAAAGGCTGCTATGCTGTCACAGGTAATCACAGACAATGTCGGCCATATGAACAAAGAAATGGCTAAGACTGATGCAGGAAAGATTCAAAATGCCAAGAATCAGATAGCAGGCTTAAAGGTAACACTTGGAGCGGACCTGCTGCCGATAGTATCAGCAAGCATGGGAGTTTTTTCAAAGTTGATAAATATTGTCATTGATGGAATAAATAAGGCCAAAGCATCATTTGAAGCATTTAAAAATTCAAAAATTGGAGAATCTATAATGGCGAGCATCCAGCAGATTATTAGCGTAGTTGGTCCGGCATTGACTTATGCTCATAATCTAATCAAAAAAACGTTTGATACTGGCAGCGCAAAGGCATTTTTTAGCGCAGTGGGAAAAGCCGCGGATGCTATTTTAAAATTTGTAGCAATGATAGTTAAGTCTCAGGCAGCAGCCGTAATCGCAAAAGGTATTTTTATCGGCGTGATCGGAACGATAAAAGCTGCAGTTATTGCCGTTAAAACAGTAACTGTAGCAGCGATTCAAATTGTTACTGGAGTTATAAAAGGAGTTATTGCCATTGTTACAACTGCAAAATCCGCATTTACTACAGCACTTCACTCAATTTCCACAGGATTTTCAACAGTGCTTACGGCAGCAAAAAATTTAGTCTCAGGTATTAAAAACGGATTTGCCAACTTGCCAAGCTATATGAAGTCTATAGGCTCAAATATCGTCAAAGGACTCTGGAACGGCATCAATGGCATGGTCAGCTGGGTGATCACTAAAATCAAAGGATTCGGCAAAAGCATCGTTGATTCTCTTAAAGACTTCCTGGGCATCCACTCGCCGTCGACCGTCATGGCCGAAATAGGCAAGTATATGGTTCAGGGACTGTCAAAAGGAATATCAGACAATCAGAGCGTCGCTGCTAAGTCAGTAGCTTTGTTTTGGGATAACTTAGCAGATGTGATAGCAGCTAAGCAGAAACAGCTTACAACTGTAACTGATAAGCTCAAAACTATAACCAATGGCATGACTGCATCTCAAAAAGCCCATTATGACAAATTAAAAGCCCAGGCGGATAAAGCAACTGGAGACAGCAAAAAAACATTGACCGCTAAAGCTGAGGCTTATGAGGACCATGCCAAAACCATGACCGCAAAATATAAGGCAAATCTTACAAGCCAAAAGGAATCACTTACTGCTGAAATCAAAAATTTGTCAGACTATGAAAAGCAATATGAGGAGCACCTGAAAGAGATAGACAGTCGCAGTAAAGAGCTGGCAGGGTCGTTTAGCCTGTTTGAAGCAGTCACACCATCTGAAGATACGTCGACTGGAAGCCAACTCACCAGCAATCTGCAGTCACAGGTAGATGCGCTCAGCTCATGGATGGACAACCTACAGACATTAAAAGACAGAGGCGTCACATCTGCACTGCTCAGCGAGCTGCAGAGCATGGGACCGTCGATGGCACAGCAGATCCAGGCACTGACAACCATGACCGATACGGAACTTAAAAAATACACTGACTTATACAATCAGAAGGTTGCATTAGCCAAGACGGAAGCAGAAAAAGAGCTTGGGAAATATCCGAGTGTAGTTATCAATGTTGAGGACAGCGAGGCCACGATAAAGCGGAACAGAGCAAAGATAACATCGACAGTCAAGACTGTTGTAGGTGCGCTGTCGTCAGATCTGCTGGCTAACAAAGCAAATGTAACTAAGGCATCGGAGATTTTGGCTGATGAAAATATTGCTGCCATAAATAAAAATCAGTATAAATACGGATACATCGGAAGACAGATGGTGCAGGGCTTGATTACAGGGATGGAATCACAGCGTGCAGCACTTGCCGCTGAAGCAGAAGCCCTTGCGGAAGTCGCATCAAACGCGACTGCTAAAAAAGCAGGAGTCCATTCCCCGTCAACAGTATTTGCTCAAATCGGATCATACATGGCCCAGGGCTTATCTCTAGGATTTGCGCAGCAAATGCAGTCAGTCAATAGTGATATTGCCAATGCTATCTCAATACCAGATGCAAGGCAGGCCAATTTGGCCGCATCTGTTGTTAATGGTCTTAACACTGTTTTATCAGGTCAGCAGGGGCAGCCTGTCACGCTTGTACTCAAACTTGACAGCAAGGAGATAGCAAGAGGCGTATATGATCCGCTTAGGTCAGTCGGTACGCAGAGAGGGGTGGCGCTAAATGTCGGTCAATGATAAATATCTCAAAATCTATCAGGGAGGCAGCTGGATAACGTTGACCGGCTGCCGCTATTCTATTGGCGGCGATGAGGTCAGCAAGACCGTCACTATGGCATCTGGCAAAGTGGTCAAAGATGTTATAGGCGTGAGGACAACTATCAATGCTGCGTGGGATGGCATGCCTGTGGAAAAAATCAATTCGCTCATGACTATCGTCAGATCATGCGGATTTATAAACCTTGAATATCAGGACGTAGACGGAAGCATCAAGCAGGGTTACTTCTCTGCATCGCAGCCTGATCCGGAGGTGTTTAGGTTTAAAGCTGACGGAACAGCAGTCTGGCATACATTCAAAGTCACGTTCACTGCTCAGGAGGTGAGCTAGCATGGATGCATATGCAGCAGAGAGACACTGCGATGCTTCGGCGGTCTTTCAAATCGTCGATTTAACCGCATCGTCAGACATGACACCGACTGCATCAGGGTCCGCGTCACTGTCCCAGATAGCACAGGTCAAAAATGGAGTGGTCAATCAGACATATAAGCTGGCCACACTCGAGAAAGACTATCTGAAGCTTGACGGCTCGGCTGTCTTTGTTGATTCTGGAGAATCGCATGAGTCCGGCTGGTGGTCGTCTGCAATAAGCGATGACAGCGGCGTGATCGATGCGACGCTGACTCTGACATTTGGATCGGCTCACTCGGCATACGGCCTCACTATTTATTTTGACGATAAAGCAAAAGAGGTCGTCAGCGATTATACAATAACTGCCTATAACAGTTCTGGCACAGCAGTCGCGACCAAGACGGTCACGGGCAACGCATCAGTGATCAGCGGCACGGTCCTCGGCATGACCAATTTTACAAAAATCGTAGTGCATTTTACTAAGACGGCAAAACCGCACAGACGCGTCAGGGTGACCGAGGTTGTCTGCGGAATCGTCGAATATTTTGACCGCAACTCAATCAGCTCGCTCAAGATGATCCGGGAGATCTCCGGAGACTCTTCTGCGCTGCCGATATCCGAGGTGCAGTTAACATTTGATAACTCAAACCAGCGCTACAACATGGCCAACCCGGCCGGCGCTTTTGCTTATTTAAAGACAGGTCTGCCTCTTACAGTCAAGCTCGGATGCGGCGCATCTGATGACACTATAGAGATGGCAGACATGGGAACGTTTTACTATAACACATCAAACTCTGACGATGATGCACTTACAGCGACAATAACTGCACAGGACGTCATACAGTACATGGAAAAAGTGCCGTATACAGTCCCGTCCGGCACGACCACAACTCTGGCTGCCATGACAACGCAGATCAATGCGAGCCTCGGAATGACATTGACATGGTCGTTAGACAGCTCGGTCAGTGCTACTAGCCTAACCAACTACGCGACAGACTCAAACGTGACATGCAGACAGGCTCTGCAGGAAGCATGCCAGGCGCTAAAATGCGTCTGCTATGTTAACCGGCTCGGAGTAGTGACAGTCAAACCTCTTGCGGTCGGAACGGTCAAAGAGATATTAAACAAAGATAAGTTGGTCACCGTGCCAAAGATCACGACCGAGGAGCACATCAATAAGGTGGTTGCATCCAACGGCGACACGATCAGCGGCACCTACACCGATAAGGGCAGCTCTGAGGTGCTGCAGGAAAAAGACGTCAGCAACAGTCTGCTGACCAGCGCTCTTGCATCTGGTGTCGCTCAGTGGCTTTTAAAGGTAAGCCGCCGATATAAGTACACGATGACCGGCAGAGGAAACCCGGAGCGGGATCTAGCGGACACCGTCACAGTGGTCGATGCGTTTGGCACCAATCATACGGCTATGGTCACTAAGCACACGATTGAATACGACGGCGGCATCTCGGAAGAGATTGAAGCAGTCAGCGAGGAGGCATAGACATGGCATACATTTGGACGACACCAGTCACGGACAGAACTGCCGGAGACGTCAGCGCTGGAAACAGCAAGGGAGTACTCAATGCGACAGATTTAAACCGCATCGAGCAGAATCTTGCGTATATCGCAGATGTAATGACGGCTCACGGCTATGCAGGTCTTACTTACTCGCCTGTCGTCAGCTGGGCAGAGTCAGGCATCCCGTCGCTGAGTCATATGCAGCAGATTTTGGCGGCCTGCGTGACATTGCGCGAGTCGTTTTACTATCTGGGATCTCTTCCGGCGACACTTCAGCGTCCGGACTATACGGCAATCAACCAAATCGAAAATCTGCCGGCACTTATAAAAGAAGCTATGAGCCGGCTTGAAAAAAGTTATATCTTTAGTGGGACGATCAACTCCGCCGGGGTTGCATTGCCTCAAAATGCATAAAGGAGGATGCGATGGACGATAGAGTAGTTCAGTATCCTAACAGATACACTTTAACAGATAACGGCGACGGCACCTATACGATCACTCCGGCACCGGGAACTATCACAGCTGCAGGTACGCCGCTTAATAAGGCTAACCTGTTTGATGCTACCGGAGCGACCAGGTACGCAGTCACCACACCAGCGGCCGCATTTAATGCCATAACAAAGGCTTGGGAAATCACCTGCCCATTGAGCGGATGGTCTAGCGCAACGACCAATGGCTACTACACCAATCAAGTCACGGTCAGCGGCATGAAGGCTGTCTATAATCCGGTCTGGTACCTAAATGACCACACCTCAACCACAGTAGCCGCATCACAGGAGAACTTTGCCAAGATAATCGACATGGTTACCTATGATGGATACGTTATTTTCCGCGCACTGGAGAAGCCTGGCGCAGACGTGCTGATAGGCATCAAGGGGGTGTAGACATGGCAAACGGAATTAAGATGGGCGGCGGTGGTGGAGCACTTGGAATGATAATAAAAGAGTTTAACGCTTCAAACGTCCCAATTAAAATTGTTTACGATTATGGCAACAAAGATATTGTAAACGCACAAGCACAAAACGCCACTAGCATTATTATCAAAGGTAATGTGCTCAAACAATATGCGTTTGGGTCGGCGGCATATTTTACCGGTACTGCAGTTAAGGCAAAGATATTATGCACAGCGTTAGAACAGTACGCAGTTGCTAGCGCATTTTATGCTGATGCAAAAGTATGGATAAGTTCAAAAGTTACAACTGCTGCTAAATTTGTATTTAATACAAAGCTAACTCTATACGTTGAGCACGTGTCTATCCCCGCAGGTTTTGCAACTAGCTGGAACCAATCGCTGACAAATGGGGCACTTACAACTTACTGGGGTGTGTCTGAAACCTCATTTGATGCATTATAGAAAGGAGTATCATCATGGGAAATGGTATAAAAATCGGCGGGGGGGGGGGGTCACTAAAGGTGTATTTTTCAAGGATTACAACGCTAATGGTTATCCTCTGACAATGAACATAAATTTAGATACGATAAAACAATCACAATTTGCTGGTGCAACCGGCACATATGGAAATACATCAAATCACACGTTTGATAATTTGACATTATTGAATGTCAAAGCAAATGCAATAGAGGAGTCTTCATTCAAATACACAGGTAATAATATCGCTAAAACAAAAGTTAAATGTCCTAGCATTGGCAATGGTGCATTCGAATCTGCTGGCGGTAAATTTTGGATATGCAAAGAATGTTTAAGCATAGGCACAACAGGGTTGTTTGGCATGTATAGTAATGCTACTTGTAGCGTTTATTGTGAAGCTAGCAGTAAACCCTCCGCGTGGCCATCATCGTGGAACAACACCGGTTACAATACATTAACAGTTTACTGGGGAGTATCAGAGGCATCATTCGATGCACTCTAGAAAGGAGCAATTTCAATGGGTTTCGGCATTAAATATGG